AACGCTCTTGCTCACCCCAACAGCAAGGAAGCTCAGCGTGCTGCTGGTTTCGAACTCGAAGTCAGCCGTGCTGCTCAAGAGAAGAGCGGTAAGGAAGCTCGCGGCATCTTGATCCCTGCCGATGTGCTGGGCTTCGGTCGTCGTGACCTCACCGTTGGCGCTGCTTCCGGTGGTGGCGATCTGGTCGCTACCGATCTGATGAGCGACAGCTTCATCGACCTGCTCCGTAAGTCGCTGGTTCTGCAAACTGCAGGCGCCAACGTGATGACCGGTCTGCAGGGCATGGTTGCTATCCCCCGTCAATCGGGCGGCGCAACCACCTATCACGTCGCTGAGTCCGGTGCTATCACCGAGTCCCAGCTGACCGTCGATCAGGTGACGATGCAGCCCCGCACCATTGGTGCACTGACTGACTACAGCCGTCGCCTTCTGCTTCAGTCCAGCATCGACATCGAGAACCTCGTCCGTCGTGACCTGGCTCAGCAGATCGCCATCGAAGTTGAGAACCAAGCCATCAACGGCACCGGCACCGGTTCTTATCCCCTCGGCTTCCTGAACGTCACCGGCATCAACACCGAATCCGGCGTTGCTGCTTTCTCTGATTTCGTGAACGCTGAAGCCGCTCTGAGCACCGACAACGCTCTGTTCGGCAGCCTTGGTTATCTGATGAACTCCGCTCTGCGCGGAACCCTGAAGACCACCGAAAAGGCTTCTGGCACCAACGGCATCTTCGTTTACGAGGGCGACGGAACCATCAACGGTTACCCCGCCTACGTGTCCAACTCCATGCCGAACAGCACTGCTGTGTTCGCTAACTTCAGCGACATCATGATCGGCTTCTGGAGCGGTCTGGACATCATGGTTGACCCCTACACCGGCTCTGCCTCTGGCACCGTCCGCGTGGTCGCCATGCAGGACTATGACGTGGCTATCCGCCATCCTGAGTCCATCTGCAAGCTGTCCTGATAACGAGGAGCGGGTATGCGCATCCAAATGCTGAAGTCAACCATCGTTGACTTGAAACAAGTCCAAGAAGGCGATTTCGTCGAAACGGACCACAAATCAGCTCTTTTGCTGATCGGCATTGGAAAGGCGATGCCCGCTCCTTTATCTCAGGAAGTTGTGATCGAGGCTGAAGTAGAGCCTCAACCCACTAAACCCGCTCCCAAACGGAGAAAGACCAATGCTTCACAATCTGGGGTCTAAGACCACCCTTCTCGCCGTGCGTCCCAACGCTCTGGCTGCTACTACTGGTGTTGGATCTGCCATCGATCTGCTCGATTACGAAGGCGACATTGCTTTTGTTCTCGATGCTTCCGCTGGTGGTTCTGGCATCACCTATGCCGTCAAGCTGACCGAATCCGACACCTCTGGTGGTAGCTACACCGATGTAGCTGGTGGCGCCTTCACTACCACGTCTGCCAACACTGCACTTCAAGAGAAGCTGTATGTGAACAGCAACGACATGAAGCGCTACATCAAAGCAAGCGTGACCGTTGCTGGTGGTACTGGCACCGGTTTTGTCTCGCTGACCGGTCTTGCTTCTAAGAAGTACGGCAACTGATCCTGATGGCGCTTTCTGAGACGCTGGCATTTCTCAACACTGACGAATTCGGTACTACGTGCCGGATTGGTGAGGGCACTGAGTTTGTTGGCATCTTGGATTCGCCAGTGGATGTGATCGCGGGAGGTATGGCTCTTAGTCGGGAGTATTTGCTTACGGCGAAAACTTCTGATGTGAGTTCCGCCTCTCGCGGCACTTCTATTACTGTCGGTGGCTCGTCGTACACCGTGCGTGAAAATCGCGCAATTGACGACGGAATATTTTCCGAATTACTGTTGAGCAAGGTGTAAACATGTCTGCCCAAAAGATTGACAGTCGCGCAAGTTGGGCAGCACGTAATCCGATTTTGCTTCCGGGCGAGATTGGCTTTGAATCTGACACTGGCAACGAAAAGGTCGGAGATGGAAAGCTGCCTTGGAACAGGCTTCATTACTACGGATCGGCTGGGCATTGGGGCGAATTTTCAAGCAGTGTCAATCAAACTGCGACAGCAGATACACCAACTGAAATCACCTTTAATCAATACGATCCAAGCGGTGACGCCGTTCGTCTTGAGAATGGAAGCCGTTTAACGGTCGACCTGCCTGGCGTTTATGTTTTTGAAATTAATTTGCAACTGTCAAACGCAGATAGTCAAATTCACGACGCTCATTTTTGGCTAAGAAAGAACAACAGCGGTAGTGCTGGTGATGTTCCATTAACCACCACTGCTGTCAGCGTTATTGAAAGTCACGGTGGAGTGCCAGGCAACAATAATTTGCTGCTTGATCACACATTGCTGCTTGCCGCAAATGATTACATCGAAATTATTTGGGCGCCAAGCAATGCAAACGTTTCACTGCAGGCTGGGGCAGCGATCACAAGTCCTTACATCCGTCCAAGTCGACCTAGCGTTGTTTGCAACGTGTTCCAGGTTGCTTCTGCATAACGATGGCTGACACAGTACGCGAGAAGATCCTCGCCCGGATGAAAACCAATCTGGACGCGATTACCACAGCAACGATTTACCGCTCACGTGTTGAGCCTTTAGCTCGTGGCGAAGTGCCAGCCGTCATCATTGAACCGATCAACGATCAGCCCGTTGACACCAACTTCTATGACAAGTTGGATTGGACAATGCGGGTCAGAGTTACAACCCTGGTACGTGCAGCGGTGCCGGACGATGACTCTGACACCTATACCCAGCAGGTGCATGCAAGGTTGATGGCTGATCAAACCTGCAATGGAAATGCCCTTGACTTGACACCAGACCGTACGGACTTCAGCCTGTACGAAGCTGATGTACCTTTGGGCGTCATCAGTCAGGATTACTTGGTGCGTTATCGCACTAGCAGAACTGACCTAACTAGCAACTGACATCATGGCTAAAATTCGTAAGGAAGTTCCCAATCCCGGCGCGGGCGGCAGTTACTTGTTTGACCCTAAAACTGGGAAACTTACACTGATTACAGAACCACCCGCTCCCACCGAAAATGGCACTGACTCGGAAGAAATTCCTGATTGCGAAGATTGAATCCAGCTATGGGGTTGATCCGACTCCCGTAGGTGGCTCTGACGCAGTTCAGGTCACCAACCTTGATGTGACCCCGATTGAGTCTGACAACGTTCAGGCTGCGGCTTATCAAGGCTTTATCGGCAACAGCACTCGTTCAACCCTGGTTGCTAACAAGCGAGTCAGCGTCACCTTTGATGTTGAATTGGCTGGTTCTGGCACTGCTGGCACGGCTCCTGCTTTTGGTCCGCTGCTCAAATCCTGCGGTCTATCTGAGACGATTGTTGCTGCCACTAGCGTCACCTATGCAGGTGTAAGCAGCAGCTTTGACTCTGCAACGATTTACTGCTTCTACGACGGCACTCGTCACAAGATCACTGGTGCTCGTGGCTCGGTGAGCTTCAACTTCACCGCTGGTCAGTTTGCTGTTGCCAGCTTCAACTTTATCGGGATCTACAACGCCCCTGATAACACTGCACTGTCTGGCAACTTCTCTGTCGCCAACCAGGCAGCAGCACTTGAAGTCAACGACACCAACATGACCACCGCCACCTTCTTTGGTGAGACGAGTCAGCGTATTGAGTCGTTTGATCTGGCTCTGAATAACGAGCTGATCTACAAGGAAACTGCTTCTAGCCAAGAGGTGTTGATCACTAACCGTGCCCCTGGTGGCACTGCGGTGATTGAAGCTCCTGCAATCGGCACCACTGATTATTTTGCTGATGCAGTGGGTGTTGCAACTGCTTCCACCAGCCTTGTGCTTGGTGCAACTGGCGGCAACATCGTGACGCTGACCGCTGCGCAAACGGATGTTACCGGAGTATCGTATGGCGATACCAACGGTGTCATCTCGTTGTCCATGCCCTACCTGGCTCTGCCCAGCACCAGTGGCAATGACGAGCTGTCACTAGCTTTCACCTGATTCTGCGTGGCATTCGTCCTCAAGAAGACTGCTTCCTACAAGTGGGAAGTCAAGGTTGAAGTCCCTGTT